AAGCTTCAGACCATGGCGTATGCGTGGTTGGCCGCGTGTAAGAAAGCCGGGATTGAGGTGTTGATCACCTCGACCTACCGGGATAATCAGTATCAGAATTGGCTGTTTGCGCAGGGGCGTACGCGGCCCGGGAAGATTGTGACGTATGCGCAGGGCGGGGGAAGTATGCACAACTTTCGGCTGGCGTTTGACTTTGTAGTGTTGCACGATGGGAAGGCGGATTGGGGTGATCTGAAGACTTTCCAACGCGCACGAAAGATTGGTGAGACGGTTGGGCTGAAAGGTCTCAGCTTTGAACTCGCACATCTGCAATGGACCGGGGGATTGTCCTTGGCCCAGCTTCAATCAGGAAAGGTGCCGAAATGAACCGCTGGGAAAAGATGGTTTGGGGATCAGTTGCGATTGCGCTGATCGTTTACCTCGGCGGGTGTGCCGCTGGTAAGGCGCTGGTCCATGCTTGTCAGGAAGGGCTGTGCCGATGAGTATCTTGGTTAAGATTTTCGCAGCGGTTGTAGCGATTGCTGCGATTATAGAAGCCATCGCAAATTGGATGGCGAACAACGGGTACAACCCGTTTATGTAAGGAGAAGGACAATGAACTCTGATATGATCACTGGTCCGTTGCGTGCGATTATTCCTCCGCTGACGGCATGGGCCGCGAGCGCGGGGTATATTCCGGCGGGGGATTATACGACTCCGCTGGTTTCGGTGGTTACTGGTGTCATGGTGCTTTGGTCTATCTGGACCAATCGCCCGTCAACGAAGGCATAAGCTATGTGGTCAGCGATCGCAGCAGTGATCGCGGCGATTACTAGCGGGGTTAAACTCGCTAGTAATTGGCTCGCGACGCAACGGGATAAGTTGTTGCTTTCCCTCGGTAGGTCTCAGCAGAGTAACGAAGATTTGAAAGGGCGGATCGATGCGCTACAGAAAGCCAATGAAGCTCGGGAAGTTGCTCGCGGTGAGTCTGAGCGCAATCCTGATGGCATCTTGTCAGACGACGGGTTCCAGCGAAAAGACGATTAACACCGCGGCGTTTTGTGACGTGGCGAAGCCGATCTGGTGGTCGGTGAAGGACACGAAGAAAACGATTACCCAGGTTAAAGAACATAACGCAGTTGGAAAGATGTGCGGCTGGAAGTGAAAGGGCTGGGCAGATGTGTGAAGATGAACCGGCGTTCTCAATTGGCGAACTCAACGCTAAGATGGACATGATCCTCGAAGAACAGCGGCGGATGCGGATGGACTTGGACGAGTTGAAAGGGTATAAATCGAAGCTTGTTGGCATGGGTGCATCGGCGAGCTTTGTGTTCATGGCAGTGGGGTTTTTATTCGGTGACACAATACGATCAGTGGCTAAGCGCATTCTCGGCGGGTGATGGTGTGATGGAATAATAGCGGAGCTTGGTCGAACGATCAACTCCGCGACATACTATCTGGCCGGACTTTTCCATGATTTCGATTACGCGAAGGATAGAGTGGATCGGAATTCGGTCGGATGCGAATCGGGTGATTTTTTGTTCGTTGATCCCTTGGCCTTTGTCGTTGATTAAGATGAAGTGTAGAATTTCGTCCATTGCGGCCGCGTCGGCGTTGAGTGCTCCGGCTTTAAATATCTCAATCATGTGAAGTTCGGCTTCGAGTAGCCAGAGCATTGCGCGATCGAAGTCTTCTTCGGTTAAGATCAGCGCGTTCGATCTGTCGATTGAGGCAACCATCGAAAGCTTATATAGATGCTCTCGGCGTCGGGTGACATAATGTATAAGTTTTGGATGATTGGGAACAGGTTGTTCCCCGTTGGCGCGCCATTGATTGACCGCAGTTCGATACGCTTCTGTGACTTCGAATTGGCCAATAAGCCCGTTGATCTGGTCAAGATCGTGAGTGAGATCGGTCCAGTCCGCTTCGGAATGTTCTGCGAAGTCATCGCCGATGATCCTTTCGTCGGAGAATACCATGAGTAGGCGGGAAGTGAAGCCTTGGCCCCATGCCTTTTCGGGCATAAGGTCAGTGAGGTTTTGGGGAGTGGAGCCGCAGAGGATGTTGATTTGGGGCGAGCGGATTTTGATGTTGATGTCGGAGGTGCGGCGGGTTTGGTCATAGGGGGTGTTGTAGTAGAAGTTCGCGAGGCCGTCGATCATTTCGTTGTCGTACTTAGAGATGAACGCGCCGAGTTCGTCCGCGCAAATGAACATGGAATTATATTCGAGTGGGTCTTCGCCGGGGCGGATTAGGACGCGTTTGGATTTTACGAGTTTGTCAACGAGGGAAGCGAAGGTCATGGAGATTGGGGCGAGATGGTATTCGGGCAGGGTCATGATTAGGTTTCGGGACTCGTTGATGGTTCGGGTTTTACCAACGCCGGGATGGGCGACGAGCATGATGTATTGGTTGCAGTAAAGTGGCCGGGAAGTTTTGAGCCAGACTTTCTGTTCGAGCGCGGCAGAGATTGTGGCGATCGCGGACCATTTACGGAAGATCTTAGGCGCGTGCAGGTTTTCGGTTTGCTCGATGAACGATTCTATCCAGGATGCTAGGCGTCTTTTCCCGCTTGCGGGTGTCTCGGCCTTTCCATTCTTTGAGGCCGTTTGGATTGGTCTCCGCATTATACTTTCCCTTGTTCCAACCTACTTCACAATCATAAGGTATGCGGAGAGTTCGGCCACCGGCGAGCGGAACTTCCACGACGAGATCGCGCATGATGCGCGGAAGGATGGTTTCTTCGTCTTTCTCTCGGTACATGAAAGTGAGTGCGTCGTGATCGTCCATGGCGATGATGACGTAGCCTTCGCGCCAAATGCGGAGGAGTGCGGTTGAGACAATGTCGCGGAGGGAAGATTGGGGGTCATATGCTATTGCTTCTCGGAGGGTGGCGGGGTCGTTGCGTCGGCCGAAGAAGTATCGCTTGCGGCCGAGGAGTGAGATGAGGTAGCCTTTCTTACGTAGGGTCTCTTCGACTTGGGCTTGCCATCGGAGGTGGGCTGGGAACGCGCGGAAGTACCGCGGTTGAAACTGCTCAACAACGGACACTGGCAGTTTAGCTTGCTCAGCGAGCGTCTTAGGTTTTCCACCATAATTCGATCCGTGTCCGAGCTTCTTGCACATGAAACGGTGAGTATAATGTCGGTAGTAAGGGGACTCTGCGATCTGTTTATCTTTGTTAATGTCCCCTGTCCACGGAAGCTGAGGCCAACAAATTCGCGCAACAGCTGTATGAGGGTCTCCTGATTCACAAACGTCGAGGTAGGTTCCATCATGGAATAGGTTCCATTCTACTGCGCCGACACAGAATGATTCACCGGATTTGGCGTCGCATTTAGCGAACTTATATCCTGGATCAGCGATGAGGATTGATCGGAGAGATTCTTCGATATTCTGGAGATTTCCTCCAGTTCCAAACTCAGTAATAGAAGAGCTGAAGCGTCCAGTAGATGTTCCGGCAATATTGTATGACGTTCGTATACGTCCGTCTGGGTCAATGGCTGTCTTAAGAACGCTGATCTTTTTTCCAAGGTCTGTAAGAGTGTTAAGATGGCGGACAATTTGCTGCGCAACTGGATATATTTCGAGTTTCTCGCGGGCTCCACGGTCGGTAGTGGGTCGGCCATTCTTTCGGATAACTGGCAGGCCAAGTTCGGAATAAAATAGTTTGTTAAGGTCCGCCGGGGAGCGCCAATTGAATGTAGAAAGTCCGACACCATCGAGGACAATGCGGTCAAGTTGGCGTTCAAGGCGGTCCATGATTTCGAAGTATTCGTCAATGACGTCGGCTTTACGGGCTTGGTCGACGAGGATTCCGCGGCATCGCATTTCGAGGGTTGGGGCTTGGAGGGATCGGGATAGGTCATAGGTCGCCTCTGTGGTTGGGTCGAGTTGTGGGATTAGGGCATCGAACACATCGCGGGTCACGCAACAGTCGAGGCCGTTGTAGATCATCTCCCGCTCGAAGTCGGTATAAGCGGAAGGGTCAGCGAGATCAGTGCGGATGATTTTCATTTATCCACTCAATTTTCATAGACGGCATTTCTTTAATCTTGCCGACTAAGTCTTGGTGTTCACTCATGTATATTTCAGGTTGATTAGAGGAGCCTACAATCTCGCCATTGGAATCTACGTGAATACAGACTACATTATTCCAAGGTCGCCCATCTTTGCGTTTTATCACGTTTAGGGCAATGCGAAAGTATCGGTTTTTAGGATTGGTATATACATTACCAACTTCAACCGGCCCGCCTCGGCATAGGAACTGCCATTTATTTCCAATATCTACTTTCATCACGCGTCCCTCTTCACGGTTTCATCTTTCTTCCTCATATGTTTCCAACTTCCTTCGTCGGAGTAGATACTCCCGAGATACCCAAGGCCCTTCAAGGATTCCGGTTGTAGGGCATGGGATAGCAACATTGTATCTTCGGCCGCTCCCATTGTTTTAATTCCGTAGGCGCGCCAGAGGAAGGAGATGTC